CCTCCGATAATAATATTTGCTGAACGTTCTGTACTCATATCCTACCTCCTATTACTGTGCTGCAGGCGTTGCAGTGTCGTATGTGGGTTCGTATACTTCGTTGTACCAGCCGCTGATAACGCTTGCTGCAACCGAAGTATCGCCCTCGGTCACCTCTGCCTTCCACGGATGCTTACCCTTTGCATCAGGTTTGTTTCTGCGAAGGATTGTTCCTTCGATAGTAGGCGTCGAGAAGGTAATGCCGTCTCCCTTGGTCGCAAGATTGGTTGCGGGAATACCGAAAATGACGCGGTAAAGCCAGTAATACTTGTACTTGCCGTTTGCCTTCTTAGCTCTGAAGCCAACTGCCACAGGCGCGCCGCCGTCCTCGGTCGTAGAAACGATAACACCGTTCTTATCGATTACCGCACCAGTAAGGTCGGATGCGAGCGTCGCACCGATATCATCAATGCCGAGGGAAAGAGTACCACTCTTAAATTCCTTCACGATTTCCGCAGCACCATCATCTGCGTAAAGTGTTGCCTCTGCAAGTTCTACCGAAAGATCTGCGGTCATTGCCTTTGCCATAGACGCGGGCTTGCCGTAGGTTTCCTCGCCGTTTTCGCCTTCGGTAATCTTTGCGTAGAAAAGTTTATCAAGACCAATTGTTGCCATAGGTTTTATTCCTCCATTTCATAATGATTGGCTACATCCACCACGTAGTGGTGATAGCCCGTTTCTGTTTCGTATCCGATATACTGTCTGGACGTGATTGTCAGATCCGCCGACAACAGTTTTCGGACAATTTTATTTTTATCTGCACCGTAATTTCCTTTTGCGTATAGGGAAATTCGCGCCTCTTGTACGTCGTATCCAGGGACGTTGTCCGCATCCAATGCAAAACTGTCCGTCATGGGTACGATTACGATATATTTATCTGGCGCTGGATCAGTAAATACACCTGTTTCAATAGGAATGCCAATCTGCGCCAACGCGTTATTGATATCCGCAAGAATGCTCATAACTTTTTGACCTCCTCCTCAAATTTCCGTTTCATCGTTTCCTCACACGCGCTCTTTGATGCGCTTTTCGCGGGCTTGAGGAAGGGCTTTGCTGGTTGACCATGCTTTCCGTATTCGATAATAGTTGCCAGCTTTGCATTGCTGCCGCCGTCACTACGCGGTTCGGAGAAGCCAATCTTGATATTGCTGTTGCCGTCGCGGTCTTGCAATACGCGGGAAACGCCCAGCGAGCGTTCCAGTTCTCCCGTCGAGCGACTGTCGTATGTGGTGCCACTGCCAATGACGCTGACGAGATTGCTTTTCACTTTATCCACAACCACCTCTGCGCCCGCCTCCAGCACACGTTCTGCAATTTCATCACTCTTTTTGCCGAGCTTGGAAAGTCTTTCTAAGAACTCCTCCGGCATCTGTATTTCTGCTTTAGCCACTGGTCGACACCACCTTTTTTGCGAGTAATTCTATATACATCCCGCGTCCTTTTACGTCCTCTACGGAAACAATCTCGTACCTGCCACCGCCGCAGACGATAACATGTTCGGTTGTAATGTTTAGCTCGGGAATGACGCGAAGTCTGAAAAGGTCGGTTGCTGTCGAAAATGCAGCGAGGTTTGCCCACCGCTGCGATCCGTGACGGCCTTCCCGATAAACGCGTACCGACGCTACCACCTCATCCACTACCGTTGAGAAGCCTTCTGCGTCCTTTTGTCGCTTGCAGAGAATAATATCTGCAAAACCGTTCATTTTTCCGAAGCTCATATCACACCTTCCACTCTCTATCCAGACGGAGCAGCATATTTACCGTATTCCACACCTGCTGCGATGCCTGCACATTATCCGCAAAGAAGCCGCCGGTCGAGCCGTCGCGCGATTCGTAAAAGTGCGACGCTAACATGATAACTGCTTGCTCGGTTGTCGGCGGCATTGCGTTTTTCGTGTATGTTCCCGCGGGTATATGCTGATAGCTTTCCGCGTAAGAAACGGCGGCGGTAATGTAGCCCTTCAGCAAAGCGTTGTCGGCCTCGTGTTCAAGAATTAGGTTTTGCCTCACCTTTGTAAGAAGTTCATCCATTACCGCTGCCTCCTATATTTTTAAGTAGCCGACTTCTTCATCTGAAGAATCTTAACCGCCTCAGGAATGATGAGCTTACCGTCTACGCGCTTGCTGGAAAGGAATCCGACCTGACCGGTAGCAGCGTAAAGCTCTGCAAGTCTCTTGAATGCCACACCCTCACGGTCACCAATCCAATAATGAGAAAGGTCACCGAAAGCGATTACCTTTGCATTTGCTGCAATGGTAGGCATTGCGGTTGAAGTGTAAATAGGTCTGCCGAGAAGCGTATCGGGCGCACCCTCGCGGAGTCCGGGCTGCCACATATACTGACCGTTGTTATCCTTGAGCAAACGAATTGCTGCGATGGTATCGTCGTTAAGGTACCATACAGCGCGCTTGCGGTAAGGCGCTCTCAAGCTGTGATAGAGACGGATAATCTCATCAGCGGTAATCGCGGTAGCGGATGCTGCCGTTACGCCGACCTCACCACCATCGGTATCGTTAAGAATACCAGTGGGCTTGCCGTTGCCGTCGCCGTTGAAGAACGCCGCTTCCTCGGTATCTGCAAGAATTCTTGCAAACTCGGTAACGAAATAGCTCTCAAGGTCGAAAGCGGAATCGTTGAGGAGTTCCTCCGATACCTTGATAAGCGCGGTGAGCTTATGCGCATTGAGTTCCTTCTGACCGAAGGTTTCGCTGGTTTCGGTTGCTGCTGCGCCCTCTGCCGTCCACGTTGCAGTAGCACGACCACTGAGAACGGGAATTTTATGCGTACCGTGAGAGGTCGTGATGACATGCGCTAACTTACGGAAGTGAAGCGCATCCTCAAGTGCTTTGATGAGGTTCCTCTCAAAGGTATCGGGCACAAGGTAACCGCCATCGCTGTCGGGGCTGGTTGCAAGTGCGTTACGAATTTCGGCTGAAGTACGATTGCGCATCTGGTTCCAGAACGCCTTCTTATAGTCGTCGCTTGCACGACCGGTCTTGGCGTTCTTCGCGGGATCCGCAACGGGCTTTTCGGTGATGGGCGTGTTTACGGGCATGGACATATCCTTATCCATCTGCTCAAGACGCTCCATGCGGGAAATCTCCTTACCGAGATTGGTGATATCGCTCTCCATACGTGCATAGGTTGCATCGTCTTCGGCGGAGAGCATGCCGTTTTCATTGCGGTGGGAATCAAGGAATGTCTTTGCTGCCTCCCACGCTTTTGCACGCTTGGTGCGAAGTTCGTTAATAGTCATTGTTTTATTCCTCCAAATTTTAATATTTCATGAGATTGAGTCTGTCCATGAGTTCATCCACGGAACGACCTTGGTTGGGTTCTTCTGTCTTCTGTGCGATTTTACACTTTGCTGCAATTTTTTCCATGAGAGAATTCTTCACAGCTGCACGGGAAAACTCCATGCTTACATTCGGGATTTCTACATCCTCTGTGGGTGTGCGCGTCATAATTTCATCAGCAAAGCCAAGTTCTACGGCTTTGTTTGCGTCCATCCACGTTTCTGCGTCCATGAGATGCGCAAGTCGCGCGCGGGAAAGTCCGGTCTTAATCTCGTAAGCGTTGATAATGGAATCTTTTACGCTTGCAAGCATTTCGATTGCTTTCTGCATCTCGCTGGTATCGCCCATCGCCACTGTCATGGGATTGTGAATCATAAGCATTGACACGGGCGACATAATGACCTTCGTGCCTGCCATCGCAATGACCGATGCCGCCGACGCTGCGATGCCGTCAATCTTGACGGTAACTTCGCCCTTGTAATCCATAAGCATGTTATAGATTTGCGCTGCTGCAACACAATCGCCGCCAGGGGAATTTATCCAGACGGTAATATCTCCGCTGCCCGACATCAGCTCCTCTTTGAAAAGCTGCGGCGTGATATCGTCATCAAACCAGCTTTCCTCTGCGATGGTGCCGTTTAGAAACAGAGTCCTGCTTTCCGGTGCCGTCTCCGTCGCCGCCTGATTCGTCCACTTCCAAAATTTCTTCATCCTCGCT